GTGTGGGGCGACTTAACGGCCACATTTGCTAACTATGGTAACCAGGCGGTCACATCAGCGACTGAAGCTGTGTTTATTGACGGTAGTGTGTTACGCGCTGCACGCAATAACGACACCATACAGTTAACGTTGGGGCTTAGTAACGCTCAAGGCACTGTGGTATTCCACCAGCCTGATAGCACATGGGACGACCCGGCTAAAAACTTTACGGTGAACGAAGCGACTAAAATCGCTGGTACAATTACAGCATTTACCGATCCGCTGTCGTACCGCTTTGCTTGCTCGCTGTTCTGGTATCTGCCAGCAGTGTAAGGGATTGAGCGCCACGGATGGCGCTTTTTACTGTGGTGAGGTTAATTATCAAAGAAGAATACGATCCTCACATCTTCAAGACCCGTTAACCCACCCGCAAGAGAAAGTAGACGTGGAATTGTGTCAGACCAAACATACGACGAAGCTTCAGCATAATTTACACCCCATTCAGCTAAGACGTAAGATTGTAAATGGTTAGATTTAAGATATGTTTCTTTTTCTTCCCATGACATCTTTTTATATTGAGCTACTATATCATCAGCTTCGTCTTGGGTTAGGTGTTTTATACTACCGCCACTCACTGCACCACAATAACGGTCTGGTCCTGACGATCTTTTACCACGTAAAACCCAAGGTAGATAATCTTTTATTAAAGTCCACCCTTGGAGTTTGGTTTCCTGCATCCAGTCATAATTTAAGAGTTGGCCTAATGTGTGGTAGCTGTGAGAGTGACCGTCACTTTCCCAGCGATCAGTAATTTCTTTATATACATCGCTTGCGTCTTCAGGAATTCCACGAGGGGCGCTTATGGGGTTAAACCCTTCACCAGTTCGGATACCCGCAAAGCCACGACCATTTCTAACGTCTGCTAGAATTGCAAAAGCATTGTAACAACGATCATCACAAAACCCACTTTTAACACTAACGTATACGTCGCCATCGCCGTAATCTTCTCGTTCAACATCACCATGTATTTGCCAAACGCCGTCAACTTTCTTTTCAACATAAAAGTGAATATCCGCACCCATAACTATATCGCTCCGTTTAAATCGGCCCAACGCCGAATACCCAAACGATACGCGCCAACCGTAACGCTGTCAACTACTATTTTAAAATATTTATAACCCCCACAGCCAGTGTTATACTACCGACAACACTAACAGGAGCATAACACATGAAATTATCCAATTTTAAATCAGCCCTCAGCAGCTTAGCGCGTACTGACACAACCCCACTGGTTTTAACCCCGTCACTGACTTTACATGTCGGCCGTATCGACACCAGTAATACAGATTACGTGGCAAGGATGTCAGAATTCGTCCGTAATAACCCTAATCATCGTGTATCAACTGACCGCCTGAATTTCTTTAACGAGCTGGTATCAGGTGCAGTCACTGAAGGTCTTGATACGTTCCTTGCAAATCTGGTCGTTACCGGCTGGGATTTAAAAGACGACGAAGGTAAACCGCAGGCGTTCAGCATCGATGAGTGTGTGGAATTGTTTAATTTACCTGAAGGTATCGGCCATCAGGTCATGAGCCGCACGCTTAACCACGCACTGACCGAAACGCATTATGTCGTTGATTGGGAGTCAGTCGTCACAAAAAACTCGTAGACTGGCTGCTGTGGGAAGACTCCGGCATAGGGGACACCGACTGGATTGTAGAGCAAGCTATCGCATCCGGTCGGCCAATACCACAGATAGTCAGTCAGCGGCCAACACTACGGCCAGACGCTGAGTTTTATTTACGGGCGTATCTCGACTTAATGAGCTGCGCGAATGATAGGGGTGTCATACCGTGGACCGCATACGACCAGTACGCGCAGCGGTATGGGGAGCGAACCGACAGATTAAAGCGGATTATAGAGGCGCTGAATAGTGGCACAGTTTCCCATAGACATAAAGATTGACACCACCGATCAGAATAAGCTCGGCCCACTCAATCGACAATTAAACGAAACCGACCGCGCAGCGACGGCGGCATCGACAGCAACCCGCTCGCTCAGTGTGGCTATCGGCGCTGTGGCGTCTGCTGCAAGCGTCGGTCAGCTTATCCGGCTGGCTGATAGCTACACTAAGATACAAAATAGCATAATTAACGTCGTTAGCGGCACTGAGGAATTAACGCAGCGTACTGGCGACTTGCTGCGCATTGCTAACCAGACCCGTAGTAGCTTTGAATCCACGGCTGGTCTATACGGTAAGTTAAAGCGTGCGACGGATGACTTAGGGCTGAGTCAAGACCGCGTATTGCGGATCACCGATTTAATTAACAAAGGCTTTATTGCCAGCGGCGCTACGACCACCGAAGCCAGTAACGCTATTATCCAGCTTGCCCAGGGCCTAGCATCAGGCGCTTTACGCGGCGACGAGTTTAACTCAGTTGCTGAACAAGCCCCTGTCATACTGCGGGCAGTCGCGCAGGAAACTGGCAAGACGATAGGCGAGCTGCGCGAATTCGCCGCCACGGGTGGTATTACCGCTGATATTCTGATCCGCTCGATTGAAGGGTACGCAGATACGGTAGACCGCGAGTTCGCGCGTACCGCTAAAACATTTGACCAGCAAGCCACAGTCGCCCGCAACTTAGCCACAGATTACGTCGGTAATAGCGAGGCTATACAGGCCGCATCACAGGCAGCGGGCGCAACACTCGTAACACTGGCTGAGAATTTAGATACTGTGACAGACGCTGCCGTAGCGCTTGCGGTAGTGTATGGCGCTCGGTTAGTGGGGCAGTTGGCATCAGCCACGGCTGCTTTAGTCGCTCAGGGTGTCGCCGCTACTGCCACAAAAGTACAGTATGACGCACTTGGTGTCGCCGTAGCGCGTACTACCGGATTGCAGACAGCTGCGGCTGTTGCTACCAAGGCGCTAGGGGCTTCATTAGCATTACTCGGCGGACCAGTAGGTGTGGCCATCCTTGCGGGTGCTGCACTGCTTTACTTTGGTAATAGTGCGGAAGCTTCCAGTAAAAAACTGGCAGATGCAAGACTTAAAGAAGAAGTCGACGCACTTATTGTTAAATACAATGAGTTAGGCCGCTTAGGTCAGCGTAATTTAGTTAATGGTTTAGTACAACAGCAAATAGATTTAGCCGGACAAGTTGCTGCTGCTAATGCCGCGTATGACGTTCAAAAGAAAAAAGCTGAAGAAGCTGGACGCGCTGGCGCTGCTTTTGGTTTGCCGGACCGCGAGCCAATACGTCAGTTAGAATTACAGCTTGATATAGTAAATAAAAAGCTTAAAGCTCTGCTAGATACCCGTGCTCCAGACCCGTCCACCTTTAAACCTGTGGCAGAAGCGGCCAGACAAACCGCCGACGAATACACACGGTTAGCCGAAGTCCGCAAAGGTATTGATAAGCTATTCAGTGAGGGCTTATTCGGTGAGACGCCAGAGGGATTTAAAGCCGCTCAGGATCAAATCACATCCTTAACCCGTCAGGCCGAAGCGTTAAAGCTTACAGGTGTTGAACAGGCTGTCTACAATAACACCGCGCAGCTTGCCGCTGGTTCAACGGACGCACAGCGCCAGCGCATTGAAGAACTGACCCGAGCGATATACGCTAACGGTGAGGCCGAGCGGGACCGCGCAGCGCTGGCCGACCGCTACGCTGAGATAGCGCCTATAGGTGACGGTACAGCGCTTGAAACTCCTGCGCAGAAATTACAGCGGGAGTACGACGAGCGCGAGGCTGTTTTAATCGGTGCGCTGAGTGACGAGCTGATCACGTTTGAAGAATACAAAGAGCGCCAGTTAAATCTGGAAACTGAGTACGATAAAAAACGCCTTGAGCAGCGTGCGGCTACGCAATCAGCGGTATTCACTGCCACAGCTCAGGGGTTTGACGCGCTGGCCGGTATTATCGAAGCGGCCAGCGGTAAGCAGAATAAAGCATATCGTGTGGCTTATGTGGCTAGTCGCGCCTTTGCGTTGGCTGACAGCATACTGAAAGTGACTCAGGCCAGCGCGCAAGCATTGGCCGATCCGACAGCTATCACGCTGCCACAGAAATTCGCTAACTATGCGGCGATTGCTACAGCGGGTGCTGGACTACTGAGCGCCTTTAAGCAGCCTGCAGGTTTCGCTAATGGTGGTCCTGTAAGTGGACCCGGTACTGGACGCAGCGATAGTATTTTAGCACGGTTATCTAACGGCGAATTCGTCATGCCGGCTAACCGTACCAGCCAGTATAGTAACGAGCTGGAAGCGATGCGCCGTGGTGCGTTTAATCCGTCTGCGTCGACCACTAGCGCTGCACGGATAACAATTAATAACTATGCGAGCGATTTAGTGACCACCACTGTGACTGAGGGGCCTAACGGCGACTTAATACAGACCATAGACCGCCGTATCGCCGAGCAGACGCCGAGCATCGTATCTCAGCAGCTTGGAGACCCGTACAGCGAATCGACGCGCACTTTAAACAGCGCCTATCGATTGGAGCGCAACTGATGATTTACGGCGGCTCAGTACTTTTACCGCTGCGTAACGGCTACACTCCTGAAATCCCGTACAGTGTGGATATCACGGTATTACCTGGCGGCCCCAGCAGCCAGCGTCGGGTGACTGCCACACCTATCAGTTCAGTAACGGCTCAATACCGCTTAACGAGCTGTTTTATGATAGAGTGGTACAAGGCGTGGTATCGTCGTGAAACCCTTGAGGGTGCCCTACCACTAACAGCACGCCTCGCTGTGGATAACGGATTATTCGCGGACTACACGGTGCAATTCGCAGCACCACCGACCATACAGCACTTCGGGTATCAAGGGCTGCTAACCTGCCGCTATGAAATACTTAACCGCAATACCAGCGCCGACAACTGTGATTATCTGGTATTATATGACGCATTAGGTAACTGTGTGAGCTGTTCACTGGAGACGCTGCGTGACGGATTATAGCGATTTACCACAAATGACATTCTCAGGCGAGCTGTTATCGCCTGAGCGCGGCTATACGGAGCAGTTACCGTGGGGCGCAGTGCGTGTCGCTGGCCGTAACCGTCCAGATACGGTAAGTAACCCGTCTCAGTATAACGTGACGTTTAAGCTGGTTGGCGCTTCTATGGTTGACTGGTTCGGCCGCTGGTGGCTGACTGCCACAGAAGAGGGGTCATTACCATTTGTTTGTGGAATTGGTGCCGCGCAACTGCTGGCACAGCCAACGTACTCAAACAATACGGGGCGCGTCGCCACTGTAAGTATGCAGTTAGAAATTCAAGACGATACCGACTATTGTACCGACCAACAGTATTTATTTGTCGGTGAGTATTTCGGCGATACGTTTCAGCGCTCAAAGCGGTTATTGGAGCAGGCAATAAATGGAAGCTGAGTTAAAAACACTGTTAGTCACTGCCCGACGCGGTGAAGTTGAGTTAGAGGGTATCAGCATATCCCACAGCAGCTGGCCCGCCACACAGCACGTCACACCGTCTATTCACCCAGGGTTTACGGCAACGCTTGAGACCTCAGAGGTCGTTAATTTTATTTACATCCCTTGCCGCATCCGTCGGGCTGCTCAGCAAAATAACCTTGCTCAGCGCTTCGACTTGACGATTCAGGACTTAAACGAAGTTATAGCGCCTCTGCTGGACCTGATACCACTGGATAGCACCGAGCAGCCTCAAATACTGATCCGCTCGTTTATTTACAGCTCAACGGGGGTATCAACTGTTAAAGACGGGCCGTATCGGTTAAAAGCCGCTGACGCTGCCACAACTGAAGAAGGTTTTAAAACCACGGCAGTACCGCGCAATGTGAACAGCACGGGTACGGGTCGACGGATGACTAACGACCGCTTTCCAATGCTGCGGGGATTCAGTAAATGACGCCCGGTACATTGTACGACCGTGATGCGTATAACTGTTCGCACGTTGTGGCAGACTATTACCAACAGCGGTTAAATGTTACAATCCCACGAGGGTCGCCGACAGATTGGGGCTTGGCGTTTATCCGCTGGATGCGTCACAATTTTAACGCCGCCACAGCTCCGGTGCAGGATTGCCTGATATTAGTCCGTCAAGTTAACGGCTCGCTTCACGTCGGCGTGTGGGATGACGGTTTGATGCTGCATGGCCACAGCGATGGTCAGGTTATTCGCTCGCCGCTGTCTTTAATCCGTGGCGACATTACATTCTGGACGTATCATGGCAATAATTAATTACTATCTTGACCCAGCAGGCGCCGCGCAAACTGATATCGCTGATAGTGTCGGTCAGTCTCTGCTAGCGCGCTGGCCAAACGGAGAGGGTGTACCGCAGGGATTACGCATTTATCGCGGCGATGTGGCTGACTGTAACGACATCACTGAAACGGCGCTAACAGACATATCCACACTGACAACACCGTCGGGTGACACTTATAACTGCGTTGTGGTGCCCGGCGAACTGACAACGATATTAGCAATCATAGCCATAGTAATATCCGTGGCAGCAGTTTTACTAACCCCAAGTTTAACCGCACCGTCAAATGCAAACCGTAACCAGCAGTCGCCTAACAATGCGTTTGGCGCGCGAAGCAATCAACCTCGCGTCAATCAGCGTTCAGCAGATATACGGGGTAAACAACCTCGCTGCTACCCTGACTTACTGCAAGTACCTTATCGTCGCTTTATAGACGGTGTTGAGTATGAATACTTATACACTCAAATCGGTGAGGGCTACTACGCGTATGACGACATTAAAGACGGCGATACGTTGTACTCAAGACTTGGTGGAAAACTTGCCATTTACGGGCCGGACACATCACCACTATCGGGCGTACCAGAGTTTACAATTAATGGCGCCCCTGATGAACTGCTTTACGTAGTCACTCAGTCAAATGAAGTTGACGGCATCACACTAACACCCCTGGTGTTGACTTTACGACACTGATAGAGGTTGGGTCAACCATCACCCTATCAGATTTTTGGGCGTTCCTTTCAGTGGATGACTTTGGAGGGCATGAGCGTTACGGGCTGAACGGCGATTACGAAGTGTTAACGGTATCCACGACTGAGATAACTGTGGATATAACGAGCAGTCCTAACTGGGGTATAGCGCTAGCTGCAGGGCCTCAAGATATGCAGTTTGTCATGTACCGAGCTATAACCCCACCGCCATTGTGGTATTTTGAGTCAGAGCCAGAGACATATGAGGTTTTATTCACTCCGACACTATCTGGTATATCGTCAGTCGCGTCAGTAAACGCAATAAATGTATCAGGTTACGACCGAGTGCTGATTAATGTCGTAGCTGCTAATGGTATGTATAAAGACGATGGTACTGTGCAGACACCGACTAGTGTTGTTTACGCAATAACCCAGTACGAGCTTAATATCAGCGGTTTTAGAACAGGTAACAGCACTGTAATTAATGACACAATATCGTCAAACCCTAATAGAGTTAATGATTACGTTGGGCGGTCATCAGAGATTGAACTGGTCTATCCGCGATGTGAAATAACATTAGAGCGGCTATCGGCTGAAGATACTGAGTTTCCAGGTACTGTAGTGGACGAAATAAAATGGCGCGACTTATACCTGCTTAATGACGTGACTAGTGTGGATGTCAGCTATGCAACAACTATACATGCTGAAATCCGCGCGACGGAAACCGCGCTACGGGTAAAAGATCGTAAGTTAAACTTAACGGCTACTCGCAAAGTTGCATCGTATAACGGTGACGGTACGTTTGCTGCCACAGAGTCAACTGTTACCGATTTATTTGCGCCCGTCATAGCGAGTATATGGCGCGACCCGCTGTTTGGCCGTGGCGAAAACGACGAAGTAAACTGGCAAAATCTATTCGATACTCAAGCGGCTATGATTACTTACTTTGGTGAGTCAAACCCTTGTCGCGTCGGGTACACTTTTGACTCTGATAAAATTACAGCTGAAGATGCCATTAAACTGATCTGTAATGCTGTCAACGTTATTCCGTATCGTATAGGTTCGGTGCTAAATTTCTGGTTTGAAAGACCACAGTCGCAATCAGCTATGTTTTTCGGTCACAGGTTTAAGCACCCAGGATCTGAAAACCGCTCGCGCCTATTCGCCCCCACCGATGATAAAACCGGTGTAGAGCTGACATATTTTGATGAAATCACAGAATCTTTCGAAATTGTACGCCGTGGCGATAGTATAAATCCTTTAAAAATAGAGCTAAGCGGCTGTATCACTGCTCGGGGCGCTCAGATACGGGCAGACCGCGAATGGAATAAGCTGAAATATTCACGCGTTCAAACTCAGTTTGACGCGACTGCTATCGGACGGATGGCCGTGCCGGGGATGCGCGTGGATGTTGTGGACAATACTCGTCGCGCACCATATAACGGGGAGATCCGTGCTGTTGATGGATTGACAGTGACCATAAGTCAGCCGATAGAGCTGTCGGCGCCGTCTGATGGGTCGTTAGAGGCCATCAGTGTCGCGTCGCAGCCATCAGCTGATAAACTGGTACTGTCGTCGGCTCCAAGCGAGCCAGTACGCGTATCCCGACTATCAGACCGTACAGTCTATAGTCTTGGTACTGATGACATGATGACTAATATGGCAATGCTCATACGCGAGATCACGCCAAAAGACTATAATAAAGTCGGAATTGCTGCAATAAACTACGATGTGCGGTATTATAGCGAGGATAATTAATTTTGAGGTGTGGATATGGCTACTTGCGATAATGTGCCTTTAGCGTCGCAGATTGAAGAATTTGTAGAGGATATGGCATATGTCCAGACGTTTGTAGAAACAGACGCACTGACTGCCACAACACCACAGGGTAAAGTCCGTACCACACTTGCAGGCGTTGAGGCTGCTTCCGATGCAGCTATAGCCGCTGTAGGTTTTGTATTCCTCGACCCGCTAACATTTGAAACAGGCGCAACACTGACAGGTGCAGAGCAGGCGCTTTACTGGTCGCCTGCTGATGGTGGTAACGGATTTTATTATCGTTGGTCTGGAGTGTTTCCTCCTGGTGGCAAGATTGTACCACCAGCATCAACGCCAGTTGGCGATCCGCTGTGGGTAGCCGTTCAAAACAACCTAAGCTATGTGCAGGACGATAGACCACCAACAAATACATTAATTGGCAGCCGCTGGTGGCAGACCAAGGTTGACGGAGCCGTTATTGCTCAAACGATGCTTAAGGTTAAGCTAAACGGCAATGCACACTGGCTGCAAGAGTTTGTAGTTGGTCAAAGCGGTAGCGCATCAAGCTACTTCCTCGACGAATATTGGCCCGATGCTGGTACTGGCGGTGATGACAGTGAGGCATTCTTGGCTGCTTTTGCTCAAAGTAAAGTTATTGAACTAACGCACGGTAAAACTTATTTGCTGGACCCCGCTCTATTTGTTGGTGAGATATTCGATACAATAGGCATGTTTTGCAAAGGTCGGGCAACCATTAAGTGCATCAATCAGTTGCCAGTAACAGACTTATACTTGCTGAATTTGCGCTTGTTATGGGGTGGTGATATTTACGGTATTCACATAGATGGAAATCTGTCTGACGACCCAGTGACGTGGAATTCAAGCAATTACAATACGTGGTCAGGCTCTGGCGGTTTGCGCATTATTGAGTCTGCAAACGTAAACTTAAAGCGCGTTTCTGCAAGCAACGTGTTCGGTCCCGGGCTTGCAGTTTCTTTATGTGAAAACGTGTCACTTGACCTAATATACATTAATCGGTCCAGAGGAAACTTCGGTGATGGTATTTTCATTTCAGAATCAAAACGGATTACTCGTAAAAACTGTTATGTAGAGGATTTTACACGTATTGCATTTACCACAGATAAAACCACTGGTGATGCCTGTGAGAATATAACCTCTGAAAACTGCTGGGCTGATTATGGTCATGATGCTTCTATAAACTATGGCGGTGGCGAGTACAATTCTTTGTTTTGGGACGAATTCTCCACTAAGCTGCATTACCACAACTGTGGCGGCACTCGCCCCGGCAATGGTCTAGCTCGTGGTTTTACTTTGCAAATGGCTGCAGATGCAACCGGGTTAACTCCAGAGATATTCAACTCCATCTATTCCAATACTTACGTAGATGGAGACGGAGAGGCTGGTTACGGCTATATAATTTCAAGCCTTGGCGACACTCGCTTTACGTGCATACTCGATACAGCTATTGCTGTTAACTGCCAGATAAAGTTTGGCCTTCTTGGTAATAAAAACTTATTCAAGCTAAGAGGCTGCGTCGGAGTCGATAGCACTGAGCTGGTGACTGGCGGGGTAGTAAGGCAAACCATCCTGTGGACTGGCGGCGAAATATCAGTTGAAGGATGCAGAGAGTACATTAATTTACCGACTGGTAGATGGTCAGGGCTGGACGATGATGTTGCTATCTGCTCAATAGGAAGCTTCGACTTAGAGCGCCCTACAAGCGTCAGGGTTGTGGATTTTAAATCATACCAATTTGATACTGACGTTCAGATACCGAGCAGATTCCAGCATGATTTCGGCGAGCGTGCTGACTGGTATGTTGAGGACGCATGGCTTGATCAGGACTTGTTTGTTTGCCGAGACGGTAAGCATAGTAACACTCGCATAAGTGCATTTGGTTCAGTCGATGGCACTGGTGATATTGACTACGATAGTTGTAATTTAACGCTATCAAACCTGCCTGCTGGTGGCGTCGAGAAAGCCATACTGATAAATGAAACCGGAACCGTAAAAATCAGAAACTGCACTGGCGAGATTACCGGAACTGACTCTATTTATTTGTTTAATAACGGTTTCAATAACTTAGGCCGCGTACAGATTTACGACAATGTGATCACAAAAGAAATGGATCAAGCAACCGCAGTTGAGGGGGCTATCATTCGACTTAATGAGGCACCATCAGCTTTCAATACGTCTGATTTGCAGCACATTGATTTGAGCCGAAACACGTTTATAAACTCTGGCGCTGCCACATCTAACCCTATAGTTCACAGCTACCAAAGGGCAACTGTAGGCAACTCGGCAACGGTACGGGTTTACGGTGAGAGCAACTATAAGTCAGCAAACATAGCTCAAGATGTAACACCAGGAGTTACCCGCATTCAGCTGATAGTCACATCATTTGACGATTCTGCACCAACCGGAGCTTTAGCAGTAGTACCCATTGGTAGTGGCGGAAACCTGAAATGGGGAGCGTACAATCAAATATCTGGCAGTTACACGGTCACGGCGCCTTTAGCTGCGTCTACCTATACTAATGGATTTTTAGTGATTTACGTGGCGGCCAGTGACGCCCCGCTAACACTGACTGTAAACCGAAGCGGATCGGACTTATTTGAGCTTGGTGCCGGTACAGACACCTCAATAACACTTAACTTCACAGCTGCTGGATCTTACGTGATCAAGTCCAACGGCTCTAACAGATTGGAGATGTAAAATGCCTATTCCAGCTCAGACATTGGGTGGTGGGGTTAAATTGGTGCAAAGAGGCAAGGTAACAGTCACGGCGTCAAGCACGGTTAATGTGACCGTTGCAGCTGTCAATATGAACAAAAGCTTTGTTATTGATAATGTCAGAAACGTGACAAGCTCTCTTGGTGCAACTGTTGAGTTAACTTCATCGACAAACATTGCAATACAAGCGGGGTCAAATGATGTCGTTGTCTCGTGGCAGCTGGTCGAGTTTAATTAAGGGGTTTATATGGCCACATGGTATTTTGAAGACGCAGATCCGGCTAAAGTTGTCCCTGCTGAAGATTCCCCACTGCTGCATATTGGCGACTTCTTGCAGCCTTCTGAAGCGGTCACAAAGCCGCGTTGGGTTTTTATTGGCCCTGGTATCGGATGGAAAGCGTATAGCAACAATAACGCTGAATCTATAGCTCTTACCGCTGCTGAAGCTGCTGCCGAATACGCATCGCAAGCAGGGGTATCCGCTGATGATTCCGCTGAATCTGCTGCAAGCTCTTTAGAGTCCGCTAACAACGCTGCATCCAGCGCAAACTACAAGGGTTTGTGGCAGGGTAAGACT